CGCGGTGCCTTTCTTTCGGTCCTGCGGCAACGGCTCTGGTTATTCGGCCTGGAACATCGGCGGGCGCCCTCAGGCAAGAAAATAACCATTTCAAGGGGGACCGGGGGATTTTCTCCCCCGGAGGCTTCCCGGCAAAGGAACCTAACATATGCATGCCAGGAAAGCAGCGTCCTCTTTGAAATCTGAAATATGTAACTCGTAAATTATAGGGAATAAAAGCACGCGCGCTCGGTGGTTATCTCCGGTGGTAACGTGAACAACGGCACGAATGCCGGGCCTTTCTATCGGAACTGCAACAACGGCTCTGGTAATTCGAACTGGAACATCGGCGGGCGCCCACTTTGTTAATTATCTCAATATAGGCATTTTTCCAATTTTTGATATATAAAAATGCCGTGCTTTTATTCGCAATCTTAAAGATTGCCGTCATTCAGACGCCTCACCGCTTGGTGAAAATTAAGGCCGTAAATGGCACCGGTTAGTAGCAAGTCTGAAAGCCGGTGAGGCTAACAAAGAGATAAGAGTAAACCATGAAACCAATTAAGTACACAAAGAGAATCGGTCACCTCTTCGAGAGAGTTGTAGACATCGATAATCTGAAGGAAGCAATCAAGAATGCAGCGAAGCATAAAATGAACCGGCCATCTGTTCAGAGAGTCATAAACGACCTGGACAAGTACGCAGGGAAGCTGCAGGAGATGCTTATCACAGAATCCTTCAGACCGCATAAGTACACGATCCGTGAAATCAACGATGGAATAAAGAAGAAAAAGCGTATCATCGCAGTTCCTCGATTCTTTCCTGATCAGTGCGTGCATCATGCATTCGTTCAGGTATTCAAAGAAATCGTGATGCATGGAGCCTACGAGTACAGCTGCGGTTGTGTTCCAGGAAAAGGAACCGACGGAGCGAGGAAAATCATAGAGCATTGGATCGCAAAGGATCCGGCAGGAACCAGCAAAGTCGCGCAGATCGATGTAAAGCAATGCTATCCGAGCATCCCGCATGAGGAGCTCCGGAAGAAGCTGGAAAAGAAAATCAAAGACCGTAAGTTTTTAAGATTAGCTTTTAAAATTATCGCAAGCTATCAGCAGGCCATGGCCACACATACCCGTATGCTACCGGAGATTGATGCAGTCGGCATCCCGGTAGGGCTTTACACGTCGCCATGGTTCCTCAACTTTTTCTTTCAGGATTTAGACCACGAGCTCAAAGAAGTATGTGGAGTCCGACATCTCACCAGATACGTCGACGACATCATCCTGTTTGATTCATCTAAGAAACGACTGCATGCAGCAATAAGATACACGTCCGGATGGCTAAATAAAGTGAAGATGCGAATCAAGGATACCTGGCAGGTTTTCCATCTGCGCATTCGCCCACTCGACTTTTTGGGGTATAAGTTCCACAAAGGATGGACGACGCTCCGTAAGTCGGTTATGTACAGAATTTCAAGGAAAGCAAAAGTCATATCCAAGAAAGAGTACATCTCCAAAACGAACGCCTCTGGAATGATCAGCTACATGGGTTTTATAGATCATTCAGATTCTCATGGATTCTATGAGAAATGGATTCAGCCGTTTGTAAACATTAAGCTATTGAAAGGAGTAGTCAGTCATGAAAACAGAAAGCAATATCAAACCCTCTGTGCGGCTTGAAATTGAGGCCTTCCCGAAGAGAGAAGGAGTCGCATGCACAGTAATCCTGTATGACAATATCGAAGGCCCCCTGGAGCGCCAGACAGCCTCAGAAGGAGAATCAGCACAGGAATACTACAGATATGATCGCTTTGAAATCAAAACCAGATACAGAGAAAATCTGGCAGAGAGTGTAGAGGCGTCTTTCGATTCCTGGCTTCAGCAGGCAAAAGATGCAGAAGAAGCAGGAGAGGAGCTGACCGAAATCGAAGCTCTTCAGAAGGAAGTAAAAATGCTGAAATCTGAAGAAGATGACCTCAGCAGCGTAGTTGATGACCTGATCATCGCATCTTTAGGAGGTGACGATCTCAATGTATAAAAGACTGAAAAGATTATACCAGCAGGGCCGTCTCACAGACGAAGCGCTTCAGACTGCAGTGGAGAGAGGCTGGATCACAGAAGATGAAAAAGAAGAAATCATCGCCAGCAAGCCAAAAGACAAATAATTTCTCCTGCTGCCATAAAGCCATAACACTCTGCAGGATGTCCCTGGAACCTTGCCAGGAAGAGTCCTGCAGGCATTATGGCCAATGCGGCGAATGTCGCGACTATCACATTCCGGCTACACAGAATCCATGCCTGGAATGCAAATACTGCAGACAGGGAGGATAAACCGGATGGAAGCATTTATGGAATTATTTGGAGAATATGAGATACTCGGACTCACCGTCTATAAATGGGGGCTGCTCATCGTGGCGTTGATCTTCGTGTGGAAGACAGGAGGAAAGATCGTAAAAAGAATCAAGGAACTCCTGGACGCTTATCAGAAGCGAGAAGAGGAGCTACAAAAAGCACTGCAGCAGGTAGCGCAGTACCCCAAATGGCGGCAGCAGAGTATCGAGATTCAAGAAAAAATCAATAACCAACTCAGTGAGTTGTCTAAACACCAGGCCGAGACATCACAGAAAATCGATAAGATGGAAGAAGACCGGAAGGCAGGAGAGCTGAATAAACTGCAGGCGCAGCTTCTAAGCTCCTACCACTATTACACAAACGAGTACAAGAATCCGCGGCTTGCATGGAGCAAGATGGAATCGAAGTCGTTCTGGGATTCATTCGGAGATTATGAGAAGCTCGGTGGAAACGGGTTCATGCATTCGGAAGTCCAGCCAGCCATGAACCGGTTAGAAGAAATTGAAATGGACGACACAGAAAGGCTGACCGAGTTATACGCCAGCAGAAAATCATAGGAGGTAATACATATGGAATTATTAAATATTTTAAGTCAGGTACCGGCGCCAATCTTAATCGCAGTCCTGATACTGTGGGCAATATTAACCATTGTAATCGTGTATCAGTACGCGAAAATGAAAGGATTAGAAGGAATCCGAAAAAAGGTGTATGACCTTTTCCTGCGGGCTGAAAAACGCTTCACTGAATCGAAACAGGGCGAGCAAAAGCTGAAATGGGTTGTTCAGCAGGCAAGAGGATTGCTGCCAAGGTGGCTGCAGGTTGTTATTTCAGAAGAGGCTTTGATGACAATTATTGATTGGTGGTTTAGAGAAATCAAAGATCTTCTCGATGATGGAGCAATAAACGGTTCACAAAAATAACAAGCCAGAAGGGAGTGGTTTTATGTTATGGAAAATTGCTCTTGTTTACGTGATTGGGATTCTGATCAGCGAGCCCGTTTATATATGGGCGATCAGAACCCTGGCAAAGATGGAAGATGAAGACGAAAAACTCTACTGTTCAGACAACGGAGAATACTATGAGCCAGGGAAACCGAACTATCCGGCACTTGTGCTGATGTTGATAATCGGTGGCCTGATCTGGCCGCTGGCTCTGCTGTTTGGAATCTTCATACCGATAACATTCATTCTCATGGATAAAATGGGGCAGCTTCATCCAGACGATGAAGACTTTGATCCAGATGAAGATAACTATTTATAGGAGGCAGAGATATGAGTTTAATATCAAATAGTGGACATGATGAAAACAATGCGTACAGTGGTGGAAAGCCCGGTGATCAGACCGGTACCGAGTGGGCGCTGATTCCGTGGTACAACAGACCATGGAAATGCGTGCTGAGACATCCGGATCCAAAGGTACGAGCGAAGTTGGCAGAGCTGGCAATCAAGGCAGCAAAGAACGATAAGGTGGGATACTGCCAGGCGCACAGAGGTACGTACTGGCAACACCTGAAAGCAAGCAACTATGATCCGTCACAGATCACGGTAGCTTGCGAGGCAGACTGCTCCGCTGGAGTTACGGCCAATGTGAAAGCCGTTGGATATATCCTGGGAATAGAAAAGCTGAAGAACGTATCCATCACTAGCACCTATTATATGCGCGACATTTTAAGGAATGCTGGCTTCCATGTATTGACAGATTCTAAATACCTTATCGGTCCGGATTACCTTATATCCGGAGATATCCTGTTAAACGATGGCCACCACACGGCGACCAACGTCCAGGATGGATCAAAGGCTGGAGGAAGTGGCAATGCGAACTCCGGATCCGGAGGTACTCATTCAGGCAGCAATAGTAAGAGCTCCAATGTCAAGAATGGCCAGAAGTGGCTCAATTCCAATTATGGAGACAAGTTGATCAAATACTGCGGAGCAAAACTGGATATTGACGGAGACTATGGTCCAGCTTGCAGAAGGGCGGCGCTGGCTGTATGGAAAGATCTCATGAACCGAAAATACGGAACAAAGCTGACACCATCGAATGAGAACTTCTATGCTTCCTGCAAGAAGGTAGCCGGCAAGGCGACCGTACAGCATGGAAGCGTTGGAACCTTTACCTTCCTGGTTCAGTTCATTCTGGCTGGAAAGGGATATTACACAGGAGCCATGGACGCTACGTGTGGAAACAACCTGGATTCAGCAATTGAAAAATTCCAGAGAGCCAAGAATCTGACTCCAGATAAGTGCTGCGGACCGGATACATGGTATGCACTGTTTAATTAAAAAAGAGAAGGCCGGGAGCTTAGGACTCCTGGCCTTCGTTGGATTCAGGGAAAAGAAAGATATCCCATACTTGCTGCGGATCCAGAGAATAGCGGATCGCGATAAGACGTATATGTTTTAGGTTAAACTGCTGCCGACCATTCCAGATGGTCGAAAAATTGGGTACACTCATCCCAAGATAGGCAGCCAGATCTTTATTGTAGTCCTGGTGCTTATCCATAATCTTTTTTAATTCCTTTTTGTTGAACATTTGCTTCATTCCTTTCTAAAAGGATCGCCGTGGGCGGTTCAATTAAGCTGTGCGGGGAACCTGCTGAAAACCCAGGGTTTATATTATTCAATCAATGGCAATCACTGAACTCCTTTCTTGGTGGCCGGGTGGCTTACCAGGGTGCAACGTTTACGAGGACGTCTGCCGGAGCAGACCTTCAGGCTTTCACATTAAAAACCAGGGAAACTTGTCAACTAACATCCACGGCATCCGTCGCGCTTCTTCCTGCAGGACTTCGGACCTCCTTTCGTTTGGTGCGTTGTTTTGTTGATTCTGAAATAATTATATATTGCACAGTCCATTCTGTCAATGTATTTTTTTTTGATTTTGAAATATTTTATTGACTGGACGATATTTCTATTGTATAATCTGGTTGTGGAGGTGATAAAGAGTGAATGAGCGAATTAAACAGATAAGAAGGGAACTAGGCCTTACTCAGACGGAATTTGCAGAACGCATCGGACTGAAACAAAATTCAATCGCTCTTATTGAGAGTGGAAAAAGAAATATTTCCGATCAGGCTGTTCTTTCTATATGTCGTGAATATGGAGTCAATGAAGAATGGCTTCGTACTGGTGATGGAGATAAATTCATACCTGAATCCAACGATGAGCTGGAAGCCCTGGCGAAAAATATAATCTGTCTAATGCAGATCAGGTTCTTATAGAAAAATACGTGAACCTGAAATCAGGCTCACGTGAGACAATCATCAACTTTATGATTGATGTGGTTGCTGCCCTTGATGGCGCAGCTGATCAGAACGACAAGGCATTCCCTGTTGGAGATATCTACGCAGGGATTCCTGACACACCAGAGGAGCTGGAGCGAAAGTTCCCGCCGCTGGAAAATCGGGAAGAAAAAGAAGGCGGGCTTGGGTAATATGTGCCCAGCCCTCCGTCCTTCATTCAAAGGGGGAGTTCGGATGAGCAGAAAGTACATTTTTCTAAAACGAAAAGACATCTACGCGATCTACTACCGGTGCACGTGCACCATTTATTATAATTTAGATTTTTCTAATAAAACACAGATCATATTGCTACGATAAGGACCAGGAGGACTGGGTACACGCCGTTAATTATAATCAATTTTGCCCTGATAAAATACAGGTAAATAATGGGAGAGGAAGAGTGTAGAAATGAGCGTAAATTTTGGAGGATGGCCGTCTGGTATCCATTCAGATTTTGAGCAGGTCAAGAGAATTGAATCCGGGAAAAAATTAAAAAAGAAAATCGTCGCCCTGGATAAAGAGGGACAATGGCCTAACAACTAAATAGAGAGCATACGAGGGATGCGGGACCTCATTAAAAACCCAGGTCTGGTGGAGCCGACGCAGATAAGTCCACCTGGCGAGGCGACCGGAGCCTGCGGAGAATCGTCGTCATAGGGGTGGAAAGCGCAAACCCTAGTAAAAAAATCCCGGCTTGGAGGCAGATGAGAATACCAGGTAGAGAGAACGTTCGGAGCATGGACTGGTAGGTGCGTAGTAATCCCGGACGGTCGGTATGAAAAACCGGCACTGCAGGCAATGGGCTATACGGCTACCCCTAAAAATACTCAGGGAGCATGAGGCGACAGGTTCTTCTTTCACAATGGAGAACCTGTCATAGACTGCCGGGCCCAAAAAGCCTAGAGAGCATAAATGCACTACCCGGTAGACAGTAAGAAGAATATAAGGGAGGAAGATCTATGAAGGAAATAAAGATGGAGGTGACTTTCACAGATGGCTATGAAAAGAGATTCACAGAGGCGTGTCTTAAGCAAATGGGAAGAAGCGATGATGCACGAACAAAAGATGATGGAGATCAGAGCAGCCATACCGAAAAGAAAACAGCATAGACAGAGAGTGGAGGCAGCCAAGAAGGCAGTGAAGGAGTTCCTGGTACTTACGGGAATAGGGATCGCACTGGGGCTGGCCTTCCTTTATGCCTTAGACTCAGACACCTATGAGCCACCGAAACCAGAACCAAGAATGATCAAGGCGATCGGAGGAGACTACTACTATCCGGAAGATCAGTACGATGAGTACCTGAAGGAAAGAGCAGCGTACATAGAACAGGAGGAGAAGGATGAAAGTTATTTATTGCAAAATCGGACAAGCACCGAAGATCTTGGAGATTGACGGAACACTGGAGAGCATGCAGAGCCTTGTAGGTGGGTACATTGAAACCTACCCATACGAATACGAGCCGATGGTTTTTGTGATGAATGAAGAAGGAAAACTGCAAAATTTCAAGCCACACCGTTTTATCCAATGCGTCGTAAAACCCCTTGCTTCAGCTATGGGGATATAAGACGCGTCCATCGAATTTACGCAAGTAATTGAAGATGGACAAAATAACAGTTGTATTAATCGATAAAATGTCGTATAATACAAGTATGAACACAACATATCAATCAAACAATAATGTCGTCTATTCCTGTAAGTACCATGTAGTATGGTGCCCAAAGTATAGACGAAAAGTATTAACGAACGGTGTGGATGTCCGGCTGAAGGAGCTGCTCACAGAGTATGCTGCAAATCTTTCTGTAGACATTCTGGAAATGGAGATCATGCCAGATCATGTTCATATGCTGCTGGAAGTAGATCCCCAGTTTGGAATCCACAAAGCTGTAAAATCTTTCAAAGGCTATACGTCCAGAATTTTAAGACAGGAATTTCCCTATCTGAAAACGAAAATGCCGACTCTCTGGACAAACAGCTATTTTGTATCAACGGTGGGCGGTGCTCCGCTGGAAGCAGTAAAACAGTATATCGAAAACCAGAAAACATCGCAGAGACAAAAGGATAAGATGGGATAATGCAAAAAGGAATCAAATTCAGAATCTACCCGAACAGAGAACAGAAAAACTTCATCCATCAGACACTGGGATGCTGCCGGTTCATCTATAACCGGGGGCTTGCCATGCGTAAGGAAGGCTATGAAAATGGAAAAAAGATCGGCTATTCCCAGACTTCCGCCATGCTGACGGAACTGAAAAAGCAGGAGGAGTTTGCCTTTCTAAAAGCAGCAGATTCCATTGCCTTACAGCAGTCTCTGAGGGATCTCGACCGGGGATTTGTGAATTTCTTTCAGAAACGGGCTTCCTATCCAACCTTCAAAAGTAAACATAACCGATTCCAGTCATATAGAACGGTAAATCAAAAAGATAATATCCGTATTGTGGGAAGATATCTCAAACTTCCGAAACTTGGATTTGTCAAAATACGACAGTCGATGGAAGTGGGGAAAATTAACCACGTAACCATTGAGCACACACCGGCTGGAAAATATTTTGCAGTTTTAAATGTTGATTTTGAACCGGAACCACGTCAGAATGGTGGTGGTACAATTGGAATTGATGTGGGAATCAAAACGTTCTATTCTGACAGTAATGGAAATACGGTATCAAATCCCAGATATCTGGAACGCTCGATGCGAAAGCTCATAAGAGAACAGCGCAGACTTTCCCGGAAGCGGAAAGATTCCCATAACCGGGAGAAGCAGCGGATCAAAGTAGCCAGAGTACATGAGAAAGTAACGAATCAAAGAAACGATTTCCTGCAGAAGCAGTCAACGATGCTGGTGCGCGAAAACCAAACCATCTGCATCGAAGATTTGAATGTGAAAGGAATGATCCGGAACCATAAACTGGCAAAATCCATAGCAAGTGTTTCCTGGGCAAAGTTTTTTGAAATGCTGGAATATAAGGCGATTTGGTATGGAAATGAAATACGCAGAGTACCAACGATGTATCCGAGCAGCCAGACCTGCAGCTTTTGTGGCTGCCGGAATCCGCTGGTGAAAAATCTGTGCATTCGTATCTGGGAGTGCCCAAAATGTCACACGGTTCATGACCGGGATACGAATGCAAGTATTAACATACTGAAAAAAGGACTGCAGATGCAGTCTGCATAAAGATAAAAAGCTGTACCGTAGGGCATACGGGAACAGGATAAACATAGCTTGTGGACACTGTGTAAGACATTGCAGTACCGTAAAGTATTCGTCAATGCAGTAGTGGTAGAAACAAGAATCCCCCTGCTTTAGCTGTGGGGAGTGTCAAATAATATATCTAAGTAGGTGAAAAATATGCGTAGAAATACAAAAACAATGTATGAATGGAGAAAGGCATATAGGGATAAAGAGGAGCTGATGTTGGAGAGAGGTTTTCCAGAGGTCAGCCCCCATGAGTTCTATCGTGACTTGTTCCCAGAGGGGAGCTTGCAGAGTGCAGAGCATGACGGAAAAGGAAATTTGATTGCAACCCAGATAAGACCATCTGGAAAGGGAAGAACGAAGCAGTGGGTTGTAGATGATAGTCTGAATATGCTTGATAAGGTCATAGGGGACGAGTTCGGACTGATACCGCCTATCACGTTCTATGGCAAGACACACACGAAGCAGAACGCACATGAACTGTATGCGGTTGCGATAGATATTGATTATGTCGGAAAACAGCAGTTGAAGAACCTCTTGAAGCAGTTCGGGAACGGAGTACAGCTCCGACCGACTTACCTTGTGAGTTCTGGAAAGGGTGTCCATGCCTATTACTTTCTGAAAGAGCCAGTGCAGTTGTATCATAATCTGGAAGATACCCTTGCGGAGCTGAAAGAAGCATTTATCCGCAGACTATGGAACGATACGAGCAGTATCAGACCAGACAGCCCAGATATAACAGGTATCTATCAAGGCTTTAGGTGTGTTGGGAGCCAGAGCAAGCTGGGGGCAGACTTCCCAGTGAAAGCCTATAAGATGTCGGATAACCGCTATACTCTGGAAGATATAAAGGACAGCATACCGAACTGTAAGGTTGATTTATCGGTACTTACAGAGAAGCCGAAGAAAGAAAAGAGTAAGCTGTCACTGGGCGAAGCAAAGAAGCTGTACCCAGAGTGGTATCAAGAGCGAGTTGTAGAGGGCAGACCGAAGAAAAAAGGCACATGGGTATGTAATGAAGCCCTTTATGAGTGGTGGAAGAACAAGATTTTTACCGAAGTAAAGGTAGGCGGTAGGTACTTCTCAATCATGGCATTGTGTGCGTATGGCTTGAAATGTGGCATATCTGAAAGACGAATAAGGCAAGATGCCTATTCATTTTTGGAGCATCTGGAGAGCCTTACAGATGATGAGGACAACCATTTTACCAGAGAGGACGTAAAGGACGCACTGAAAGCCCTCAAAGCTGATAACAAGCTACTTTCGACTATGGCAAGCCGAGAATGGATAGAGAAGCAGACGAAAGTTGTAATACCGCCCAACAAGAGGAACGGAAGAAAGCAAGAGCAACATTTACAGTTAGCGAGAGGTATCAGAGCATTAAAAGAGCAAATGGGAGAAAATGTTGTTGGTGGTGGCAGACCAGACAAGGCGAAGATTGTCGAAGAATGGCGAACAGCACACCCAGAGGGAACACCAAAAGACTGCATAGCCGATACTGGCATATCAAAGAATACAGTGTATAAGTGGTGGAGCG